TCTAGTGCCTCAAACATATCAAATTCTACAGCAGTAGGTGCTAATGTTTCTTTAACAGATTCTAATACTGTTATTTTAGGTAATAATGCTAATGTAGGCATAGGAACAACATCACCTTCTTACAAGCTTGACGTTGACGGTACTGCTAGAGCAGTTAAAAGTAAGATTGACTTCACTCCAACATCTGATACTATTGCTTTAGATATTAGAGGAACTGGTACACCAAACGACTACTTCACATTGTCTAATGCTACGGGTGGTGCTAACGATGTATTCCTACCTTTACTCTTTTATAAAGCGGCAACATACGGATACAACGGAGGAACCAATAGGTACCCTAGTGGTGTTTATGGTGGTGGATTTGTAGCTGCTGTAGATGATACATCTTATCCTAGTGCCGCTGGTGCTGGTGCTGCAATGCACTTTAATTCTCGTACTTATGCTAACAATGGACCACTTAGTAATAGATACTTGTTTAGTTGGGGGTCATGGCTGACTACACACATGGCTATGACGGCTGGTGGTAACCTGTTAATTGGCACTACAACAGACAATGGCGAAAAACTACAAGTAAATGGTAACGTAGACGTAAGCGGAGATATTTATGCATCCGGAGACGTAGGAGTTGGAAATAACGCTCCAAATTACGCACTCGATGTTAGTGGAGACATTAATGCGGACGGAGACTTCTACCAAAATGGAACTCAAGGCTACACTGGAACAGTCACTATACAGCAACCTTCGCCCCAACCACCAATCACTATAGAAATAAACGGTGGAATTATAACAAACGTAACATAAAAAACTAAAAAATATGATTAACATTAACGACGTAACGGTACCAACCAAAGGAACTGGAAAGTACCTAAATGTAAAAGCTTTAAGCTTTGACTTATCACCAACATCAGGTATTACCTTGTATTGGTCTTTACACAAAGAAGAAACAGTGCCAGATGAATCTGAAGGTGCGGAAGAAGGAGCAACAGTTACTAGAGCTGGTGCAATTTTAATGGATGGTAATTTGACTTTTCCTCAAGATCAATACGACCTTTGGGGAACAGATGACACCCACGTAACTGATTGGGCTTTGACTGAGCTAGGCTTTACAAAAGTTACTTCATAGTAAAAAACACTAAAATAGAGTAATACTATATATAAGTTAAAAACCAAACATTAAAATTTTATTATGGAAAACAAAATCAAAGAAGAGCAACTTACGAAGTTGCAAGGACTAGTAAACCAAATCAACCAATTACAAATGGAGTTGGGTCAAGTAGAATCTAGGAAGTATGATGTCATTGCTGCTATTCCAGCTGTTCGTAAAGAACTCAACGAGTTTCAAAGCGAGCTAGAAAAAGAGTACGGTAACGTTAGTATCAACATCCAAGATGGTACTATCAAAGAAGTAGAAGATGAAGCTAATCCGAAAGATTAGTGTAGGGAAAGATTATAAAAACGATGCTATGCACTACTCCGTAGGCCAAGAGGTTTACGGAGGGCATACCATCTGTGATATAGTCGAAGATGACACTAAGTACAGTATATATATTAGGAAGGGAGAAGAGGTGTTACCTTGGAAGGACTTCAACAAGAACATGGCTGTATCAGTAGAATATAACCTAGAGTATTAATGAAAAGTACTTATTACTTTTTAATAAAACCCAAAAGCGAAAGATACAACAATACTAAAAAGATCGGTGATAAAGAACTTATACTTAACACTGAGATATTCAATCACGAATATATAAGTAGACAAGGTGAGGTTGTTGGTTTGCCAACTAACTTTGAAACACCAATAAAAGAAGGTGATGAAGTAATAGTTCATCACAACGTATTTAGAAGGTGGCATAACGCTAGAGGTCAAGAGAAAAATAGCAGTAGCTATGTAGAAGAAGATCTTTATAAGATAAGTATAGATCAAGTGTTTGCTTATAAAAAAAATAGTGAGTGGATTGCTTTGCCTGAGTATACATTTGTAAAACCGGCTGGTGATTTAATTGGCGAAGTGGTTTACTCTGATGTTTATGACAAAGGTGATATTGTTGGTTATAGGCCTGTTGGTGAATATGAGTTTGATATAGACGGAGAAAAGCTATACAGACTTAAAACTAATTTTATTACAATTAAATATGAATATCAAGGAGAAGAAAAGCAACATAATCGAAGCTGGGTATAAGGCCGTTGAGGAGCTTATCAAAGTAGCAGAAGAAAAGATTATCACAAATACAGAAGAAGATGTATCTGCTGATAGACTCAAAAACGCTGCAGCTACAAAGAAGCTTGCTATATTCGATGCCTTTGAAATATTAACTAGGATAGAAGAAGAAAGAGCACTGCTTGAAAATAAGACTGTAGAAAAAACAAAGCAAGCCTTCAGTGGTTTTGCTGAGCGTAAAAGTAAATAGTCATGTACGAACAGAGCTTAATAAAAGTAGTAGAGCCAATACGTATAAACACAGTTAAAAGATTAAACAAGTCTAAGAGTTGGAAGTATGGCTACAATAAAGAACACGACATAATCGTTATTAGCAAGACAGGACAAATAGGTGAAATAGTAGAAATACAAAACCTACAGATTGCCTTGCCTAAGCAACCAGCAGAAGTTAAACGCTGGGAGAATAACAAATGGAATAAAGAAACATTACCTAAAGATTTATCAAACATAAAGTCTATATTCGATTGGAGAGACTTACCTGATAACTTTAAAGAGCAATGGATCGATTACATTGAAAACGAATTTAAAAAAAGAGAGGAAGGCTTTTGGTTTTATAATAACGGAAAGCCAACTTATATAACCGGTAGTCATTACATGTACCTACAATGGTCTAAGATCGACGTAGGTAGCCCAGATTATAGAGAAGCAAATAGAATATTCTTTATATTTTGGGAGGCTTGTAAAGCAGATACTAGATCTTACGGTATGTGTTACCTTAAGAATCGTCGTTCTGGTTTCTCGTTTATGGCGTCTAGTGAAACTGTTTCTTCAGCTACAATTAAGTCGGATTCTAGATACGGTATATTATCTAAGTCCGGTTCAGATGCTAAGAAGATGTTCACAGATAAGGTAGTACCGATATCAATTAACTACCCTTTCTTTTTTAAACCTATCCAAGACGGTATGGATAGACCTAAAACAGAACTAGCATATAGAGTTCCAGCAAGTAAGCTAACTAGAAAAAGGATGTCATCATCTGAAGGTCTAGAAGAAATGCAGGGACTTGATACAACTATAGACTGGAAGAATACAGGAGACAACTCCTATGATGGTGAAAAGCTTGCGCTGCTAATACACGATGAGGCAGGCAAGTGGGAAAAGCCTGAGAATATACTAAACAACTGGAGGGTAACAAAGACTACGCTTCGATTAGGTAGTAAGGTTATAGGTAAGTGTATGATGGGTTCAACATCAAACGCGCTAGACAAAGGTGGAGCAAACTTTAAAAAGCTTTACAACGATTCTGACGTGACTAAAAGAAATAAGAACGGGCAAACCAGCTCAGGTCTTTATTCTTTATTTATACCTATGGAGTGGAACTATGAGGGCTTCATGGATGAATATGGCGTTCCAGTATTTAATACTCCAGATAAACCGGTGATAGGTCCTGATGGAAGTTCTATCGATATAGGTGTTATAGAGCACTGGCATAACGAAGCTGAAGGATTAAAAAACGATCAAGACTCTTTAAATGAATTTTATCGACAGTTCCCAAGAACTGAAGAACATGCGTTTAGAGATGAAACAAAAAATAGTATATTCAACTTAACAAGGATATACGAACAAATAGATTACAACGAAGAGACTGCAAGACCTATTAAAGGTAACTTTCAATGGGAGAATGGTGTTAAAGACTCAAAGGTTTTATTTGTTCCTGACTTACAAAATGGCAGGTTCAATATATCTTGGGTTCCAGGCTTACATCTTCAGAATAAGATGATATTAAAGAACGGTCTTAAGTATCCTGGCAACGAGCATATTGGAGCTTTTGGTTGTGATAGTTACGATATATCAGGGACAGTAGATGGTAGAGGTTCTAAAGGCGCGTTACACGGGCTCACTAAGTTTAGTATGGAAGATGCACCACCTAATACTTTCTTTTTAGAATATATCGCAAGACCACAAACATCTGAGATATTTTTTGAAGATGTATTAATGGCTTTGGTTTTTTATGGTATGCCGATACTAGCAGAGAATAACAAACCACGTTTATTGTATTATTTAAAGAGGAGAGGTTATAGAGGATATTCAATGAACAGGCCTGATAAGACTTGGAACAAGTTATCACCTGCAGAAAAAGAAATAGGTGGTATA